GCAGCCTTCTCCTCTCTCTCGCGAGCGACGACAGCTTTGTATTTTTCACGGGCGGCTCTAGCCTCCTCGCGTTTCATCTTCAATGCTGCTTTTTCGTCTTTCACAATAAATGTCTGCTTTGCGTTGTTGTAATCGTCATAGTCTTCATGTTTGGGCATGGTTCATTCCTTGGGTTTAGTTATTTATTACTTGGGCTTACGCCTTACTTGAGGCATTTTCCCTACGGACACGCCTGGGATTTCGTCTCTGCTGCCCAGCCCTGCACCGGAAGGCTTAGAAGTTCCAGCCGCTCCAGGTTTCTGCCTTTGCATCCTAGCTCTGTAAGCCTTTTGAGGCTCTCCTTTACCTCTTTCAGGGCCTGTAAATACTCCCGGTGCAGGCTTTTTAGGCTTTTCAGCGGCTGCATCAGCGGCTTTTCTAGCGTCTTCCATTTTTTTCTGAGCGGGGGTTAAGGGAAGATTAAGCTCTTTAGCAGTGGCATACCTTCCCATCATGCTTTCATTCTTCCTGATGATATTTCTGCAAGCTTCAATAACCCTTTGACCAAAGATCTCTGTGGATGCCATCTGCATCCCAGTCTCTCCAGGAGGAGGTCCTGCTTGAAGAACCGCCCTTCTACCTTGAGGACCACCTCTGCCGCCAGTTCCCCGTCTCTCAGCAGCCTTACGGGCACGAATATCTCTACGGTTTTTTTCTCGGGTTGCGGCCTGCGATTTATCAAAAGCTAATCTCTCGGCTTTGCTTCTCGCTTGAAAAGCAGCGGAAGATTCACCACCTCTTCTCTTAGGAGGTACGAAAACGTTTTCCTCCGCAATGGAAGGCCCTTTGATTTGTGTTGAAGCGCCTAAAGATTTTGCTGGAAGTTGCTTTACAAATGAACCTCCATTAGAACCATGCTTCGCTTTAAGCCTACGCTTGAGTTCGGCTTGAGTTGGTGGAACATTCGATTGGGGTTCCCCTTGTGCTCTTTTTGCTGCTCGTCTACCCTGTGCAACTGATCCAAACCTCTGTCTATGTATGTCCCTTTGAACGTCTCTCTTAGCTTCAGCAGCCTCAGTTCTCTCATCCTTTCTTTTTTTCTTCTTCTTTTTCTTCTTCTTTTTCTTCTTTCCCTTAATAACTCCGCGACCCATTAAAATATCTTTAAAGGTGACTTCACCATCACCGCTCAGATCAGGGAACTTAGATTCGGTCTTCTTGGATCGAAGTGCTTCGAGATCTTCACCATCAATTTCGTCTTCTGGAGGAGTTAACGTAGCGATTTTTTTTTGAGCAGAAGATAGTTTTTTCTTTTCGTTTAAAGCTTTTTCAATCTTGCTTTCAAGAATTGTGCGAAGAACGCGATCCTTTTTGTGCTGCGAAACGATAGCTTGAGCACGCTCACTGTTCTCACGCATCGACTCAGTAAGCTCAGGGAACGCACCTCTCGTGGACGGGTCAGAAACAAGATCAAACGTAATCAGTTTGAAGTCCTCGTTAACAACCTTGCCCTTGATGCTTTCCGACACGCTACCAACACCTCTACTAGAAATGCCGATCTTCACACCGTCGTCAATCAGGTTTTGAACAATCTGCCCGTTAGGAGTAGAAAGGATCTCACACTCGCCCATCACATCGCCATTATCCTCAAGCCACAGGTTTGTGATAAGGTGAGAAGCTTGCGATAAGTGAATAGCATCGTTAGCCGGGTGATCCAAAGCACCAACCAGGGATCTATCGCCAATCTTCTCTTGAATCGCCTTTACTTGGCTCTCAAGAACTTTCTTGGGATAGATTCTACCATTGTTGTTCTGCTCATCGCACTTCTGAAACTTACCTCTAAGCTTCTTCCTCTGGGTCGCGCCCTTACCTTCAGTGATAACCTGAACATTTTCTAAAACGTTGTATTCGACGAGTAACATAATGACTCCTACTTCTGTTTGCGAGACCAGTATTTCTTGCTCTTAAATTTATCAGAGCGTTGCTTACCATGTCTCATCATTGTCCTAACTGCATACTTCTTGATGTCAGAGAATTTAGAAGGTATGCTTCCAGGTGAGAATCCCTTAGCCGTTCTACCCCCCACTTGCTGCTCATCGTCTTTGCCCCACTTTTGCTTGGTGATGACATAAAGCCTATCTGAGTTTGTAGTAGAGAATATCTGACCGACGTAACCATTTCTGAGAGCGTCAGTGATGGACTTGTAAATCTTAACACGAGACTTACCGGCTTTGGTTTTTGGAGTGGTCTTTTTCATTTTAGACCTACCCTCTTCAGAACCTTTAGCCTTTGTTGCTCTAGTTTCCTTTATTAGATTTACGAGATCCATATGCGCTCGTTATTTTATTACCATACTTCATTGACTTAGACGGCTTTGGAGGATATTCAGTCTTCTTAAGCGACATCTTTTTCTGAGGGCCTACACCTAGGCTTCCTACAGTAGTCATTTCTTGTAAAACATCCTTAGCCTCTCCAAGAAGACTTTTTAGCCTCTCAACGAGATCTTGAATTTTTTGTTCTAATAGTTCAGCCTCTGAAATCTGAACGGGCTTTTCGCTAACTTTAGACTCTTTAATTAATTCAGTTTTTGTGGACTCCCGTAAGGCGCCCGCGAAACCTAGAACTTGATCAACATAAGAATCAGGAACGACGACGGCTTTCAAACCGTCGTCGAGCATGGGGTTAGTAACAGGAACCTCCTTCACGGGAGTCGGGTCAGCTAAGATACCCTCAGATAAGGCTAAAAGATCTTTAGTGCTTGCGCTCATCTTTTAACCTCAATCGTTTTTGTTATCTTCCTCGTCCTCGTCTTCTTCCGCGTCGTCCTCTTCTTCTTCAGCTTCCGAAAGCTCCTCGCCCTCGAACTCTTCGGCTTCGTTGATTGTCTCCAGGATGAACTCAATGTGCTCCTGGATCTGCTCAACACTCAGAGGATTGTCTAACTGCGACTCACAGAGCGGGCACTCGTGAAGATCTGTTGCTTCACCCATTTGCTGCTGCTCTTGTTGCTTGTCTTCCTCCTCTTCCCTCCTCTTCGCCTTTGTGGCCTCAGTCAAGGAATCCGAACCGTTAGCCAGCTTGTTAGCGGCTAAAATCTGATTGACATAATCGTCACCAACATCTACATAACGCATAATTGGAAATACTCCTGTTACTACTATATGTACCCTTTTAGTCTATTTTAATATATTAAAAAATCAAACAGCGGTAGAGAGACTAAAAGAAACCCCAAAATTTATATCTTTCCTAATGACTGCGGATGTTCGTGAGAAGAATACTCTAACGGACACAGGAATACTTCTCACGAATCGATTATTATCCTGATCGTCTCGTGGTGGAACGAATGCAGGATTTAAAGTTAGAACACCTGAATTATCCACAGTAAATGGACCTTGTAACACTTGGTAACTTACAAATTCATCCAAAGGTTGTCTGAATACGGGTGAGGCAGCGGCAGGTATACCTTGTGCGCCTATACCTTGCAAACTATTAAACGTCCTGCCCGATCCTTCTTCAACCAAAGTTACCCTAAACCCATTAGATGGCTTAGGGGCAAGGGCTTGAGGACGCCAACCACTCCAGAACTCACGAAATATTGGATTGTTGAAATTATCTGTTCCAATTCTTTGTCTGGTAATGTTACCGGCAAGCGTGATATTGTAGGAATCAGTTATGGATCTAGTAAAATATCCAATAGTTTCAAACGCAGACGGAGTGAGTCCAGGTTGAATCTGCGGCTGGTTGCCGCCGCCATTAGCAAAGACTGTGCTAAAAGGAGTGTCAGCAACATCTCCACAAGCCATAGGGTCTGCATCTCTAACGACAGGGATTCCACCCACAAAAACATTAGGACTGCCTGTTAGAGTCGCTACTGGGTGATCGGGACTTTTATCACATCCTCCTGGACCACAGCCAGCATGATTACCGGGCTGAGATGTATCACCTACGACAACAATGTTTTTACCTTCGATCTTCACTGACGTATTATTTGTAGCTGCAAGGGGAATACTTGGCCATCCATGACCTTGAGTAGGGTCTCCATCTTTAACAATTAATGGCATTATCTATCTCCCTCTTTAATAATAGTGCGATCATCATCGACCAGGAGAGTATCTTCAATATCTTTAGTTGTATTAAGAATGAATTTTATGCTCATTCCCTGTCGAAAGCCTTTTTCCAACTCACCTATCAACCTTGGATCGTTATCATAAATAAGCTCACCCACTCGGTTTAACGGCATTCTTCGGATGACATCATACCAGGAAATATTTTTGGATGACTGAGTATCTAAAAGATAATCAATTACATCTTTAATCATGAAAGAAGCTCCCATAGAAGATGGAGCGGTAACAGTAGCACTTGTTAGATATTCTCCATTCTTAAAATATGCGTTAATATACCTCTCATTGTCCTTGTCATATTTGTAGATTACATTTTGAGTGTCAGCAGGCTCTGCCAATCCAACCTTTAAATTCCCGGTATTATTAAATAAATTAACCTCATCTAGCTGAGGTTTTGATTTCTCCAAGTCAGAAATATTGATATCTGCATTAAGTTTGATACTTCTAACAAAAGGATCTTCAAAAGATCCTAGTTGAGATTGACCATTAAAAGGATTAAACTTTGAGCCCGCCACAGGAGTAATAATTAATCCAAATGGAATATTTCTAGCTATACGAATTCCGCCCGGATAATCCTTAGGGTCTAAGATGCTTACAAAGTTTATATCATTTAGAGCTAAAGATAGCTTCCCTGTATCCAAGATGTAACGATACAAAGGATCACGATAATCTAAGTTAACTCTAGTAATAGCAAATCCATTATTTTTAGAGTGCTCGTCAATAACTGTTTGATTAGTTTCGACAACATAGTTGCCACTGTAACGAGAGGTTAAAGGATTTGTATTGGGTGAGTAGGAAACGCTAGAAATGTCTAGTTTAAAGTAAAGAGGCTTAAGCTCAGTCACTCCTGTGTCTCCTGCAACGAATTCGTTTTTGTTAGTTGCTGCGGAAGCCGTCAAAAGATAAGATGGATCTTCTTTGAAAAGCGTTAAGGCATTAAATCTAGTTTCAGGAGGAACATAGAAAGTCTTTGCAATATCCGTCTCAAGAAGAAGGGGTACTTCAGCGCCGTTTGACAACTTAGCAGGAATATAATAACCATCACCCTCACCGATGGTGATCTTGTAACTATCACCGGTCAGTGTGGAGACATCAAACCCAATATCTGTTAAAGGTAAATCTATATCTTGTGATGACTCAATGACATCATTAGATATTCTAGCATTAATATCTGTTAAGAATCTTCTCTGCCTACGCACTTGCCTTTTCTGAATATTGACAAGTTGATTGGAGTCAGCAACAACTGACTGGCTACCTACTAAACCAAGGCCAGCCCTCTCAGAGATATCGCGATCTTGTATGCCTGCAAATTGTAATCTAGTGTCATTTAGCTGTCGTCGCGCTAACGTCTTGTAATATTCTGCGTCAATTTCGTCTAAAGTCCCGGTAAGCAAATGCTTTCTAATCATCTCAAGGAATGCATTTTTGCCTACTAGTTGGCCTCCAGGCTTGTGTATAATTTTAAAAGCATCCAATAAGTCAGGGATTAAGCTAACCTCGATATCATCTAAAGTTAAAGCAAATAGTGTTCCCTCTTTCCAAGAATTTAGACTACCCTGATTAAATATAAGATCAGCAACCTCAGAGGTCACACTACTCTTAAATATATCTAAGTATGAAGTTATCGTGGTAAAGCTGGTCGTCTGTTGTGACTGATTAACAGCAAAGAAATTATAAGTATTGTGAAAGATCCTGGAGTTGATAACTACATTAGGATTTGCAGGCTCGTTTAAGGACGGTTGACCTTGAGCAATTGAAACGTTAGGCAGTGCAGGCTCGTTAATTGATACCCCTGGTTCGTTAACAGAAATACCTAAAGTGGGATCTTGCGCTGCTTGTTGAGCTATGTTTATAGTAGTAATCGTAGGGTCTGATGTTCCTCCACCAGTCGTTGGCTCAGTGGCTATAAGCACTGGCTCTAAACAATTTTCAACAAAGTTAGCTGTTATTCTTCCTGGTGGGCAACTGTTCTCGCACTGAGCTTTTGAGGTGTAAACACAATCCGATTGAAAAACCTGAACAGCCTTATTACCTACAACCTGAGGAGATCCTGTGCTTACAAGATTTGTGGAACCGTTTGGAGTTAAGGAGTTGCATGCTACACAATTATGTTGAATTCTTAATGTTCTAGGATTAGGCTTTTCAATATCTTCAGGACAAATAAATATTGTTTGCCTGCATTTGAAGAATATAGCGCCCCCTGTTGTTTGTGCAGGAGTGAATCCTCCGCCCCCAGGTCCTCCCCCAGGTCTTCCTCCAGGTTGACCCACACTCGTTAGGCCAGGGTCAGGAGGCTCGATAGGAATTAAAGGGTTAGGACAGTTAGGCTCACACTCAGGTTTTGAAGTAAAAACACATTCAGGATTGTTAGGCCCAGGATTTTTGGCAGGGCCAAAGCCCAGGGTGTTGAGTGCGCCATCACAAGGAAAACATTGTTGAAAGAATCCATTCTTGTAACGAAACCCTGGGGGTGGTGGTGGTGGATTCTCCCCAGGAGAGACCTGTAAGCAGGCAAACTTAATGGGGTCTCCAGTGGGAGGAATAAATGGAGGTATCTGAGTGGGCTTTACAGGAGGATCTGGTACTATTGTCGGAGGTGTGGGAGGGTTTAGGTTGGGGACTATGATTGGTTCCCCACCTGGAACAAACTCTCCACACCCGAAACGAATACCAGTCATTACAGTAGAGTAAGAGTCGGATTAGCCTGACTCATTAAATTCCTAGACTGTAATTCAATGTCACCAGGAATGCCGTAAACTTGGAAGCTCACACTCGGATATATTGCAACACCAGCAGTTACAGACTCTGTGCCAACCCCGGTACCAGCGGTACCTCCAAATGTTCCGTTAGGATTTGGAGCAGTCATAATGTCTGAATTCATAACGCAGAACCCAGCGTAGCGTTGACCATCATCTCTGTTTCTAGCGATAGATTCAGGCCACGGGTTATTAGCAGGGCTGGCAGAGCGGAACTCAATTAAATCATCAGCACTCCAGGAGATAAAGATAGTAAACTCATTTTCTCTTTTATCAACCCAGATGTTAGCCGTGCCCGCAGCATTCTTAAGTCGGTTGGAGGAGAATGAGCTATCTGCTCTAGCGGATAAGGGAACACAATTTAAGAAATCAACAGCAACGTGGTAATCCTTTGCCCAGGAGATTTGAGATCTGTCGATCTGAATAGTTTTTTCTACAAAATAGAACGATGTTATACCTTGAGATCCACTTTCATCTGGTAGAGTATTTATAGATCCATTTTGAAACGTTTTGTTGGTGCCAAGACGACCAATACGGTTTGTGTTGGAGGTGAAAGCCGCATTTAAATCATTAACATTAGGTTTAGCCTTAAATGCAGAGAACTTTAAATCTTGAGTGGTAGCACCAGTGCCATTGACACCCCATTGAAAATAGTTTACCCTATCATTAGGGAATGTTCCTTTGTCAGAAAGACCACCTTGTTGACACCATCTAGAAATATCCCAATCAGGAAGGTCTGGGATGGAATTAGTGGCGTATCCATACCTATCCTCAACTGATGCTTTTGCACCCTGATAAGTTGTGGCATTGAATTGGTCTTTAACGTAAGATGCTAAAGCGCCTTCAACACCATAGAACATGCCACCCTTGATCGTGCCTGCGCCTACTATTCGAGCTTTTTCGGATGGTGATGTGGCAGGACCGATACGAGAAATGTAATCTTCCTTTATCTGCCTAGTAACAAGTTCCAAGTGAGACTCGGTGACAACAGGGTTAGCCAGCGATACCTGAGGGGTTGCGGCAGCAATTCCGGCTCTCTCATTGTAAGCAAGTTCAGTTGTTCTAAAGAACGGTCTGATGTCAATAACATCATCATTACTAATAATGGCATCCGATTGAGAGTTTAGTCCAGCATCCTTTTTAACCACAATGTAAGCAACTGGAAGAATTGACTGACCAATAAGAGCAACTGATGTTGTAGATAAATTCTCCGAAAGAAGAGGAGCTAAATTCATCAAGTCGTCGGGCGACGGGAACGAACCTTTAATTGCGACTCCGGCAGAAGTTTGAAAGCCTGTATTTTCCGAGAGTTCATCAGAACTGTTCGGAACCATAAGTGATACTCCATCAAGGCTTTGGAGACCCGTTAGGTCTTGAGGTTCATTTCCTGTTTTTCTGTTGACACCTAACCCCGCACCTTTCACAATACCTAGAGTGGGCTTTGTAATTGTTCTGGGGCTACCATTAGTGTATGATGGGAGCGTTGTCTCAGACTCATCGACAGGTTTGGAATAAATAAAGAGGAGGTCGATTCTCTGATTTGACTCAACTGTCCGCTTGTCACCACTTGCATCAAAATAGAAAAATTCTTCAGAATCAAACTTGGGGATTTCAATTTCTAAAGTTTCAGTCACATCCACAATAGAGGTTCTGGTTACACCTCTCCACCTCTTTATGAAGTTAGACTCTAGTCTTCCATTTTGCCTAAAAATATCTGCGACAGCACCGAATTCCATATTAGAAATTCTAGTGGTGTCTTCGTTAGTATTAAATTCGTGCAAATAACCTAAGAACCCAGGCCACGCAGACTGATCTGATAGCAATCCACCAGCAATCACATTAACATTATTAGGATTACTAGTGTTGACACCTTCGCCCGTCTTATCATTATTCTTCATCGGATACACAAACGATCTTTCAAAAAGACCGTTCATTAGAGTTGCGTTTGCTGAAGTTTTAGATTGCCATTTCGCCAAGGCAGCAGCTACAGTGTTTCCATTCGCCGTTTCAACATCATAATCATTTGTCGGAGGGAAAGGCACCGCCTCTAGGGCTTGAGTGATAACTTGAAGAGGAGTTTTAGTGTAAGCATCATTGACTCTAGCCGTAAAACGACCCGGCAAAACTCTAACCTTGGAATCAGTGCCGTCAACAATTGGCTTTAGTTCATTGAACTTATTTCTATCTAACGTGGTTGTTTCACCTGCCTCCAAAAACTCTCTACCTTGGTTTTTTAGAAGTCCATCAACTTGATCCTTGAGAAACTTTGCGTTCTCTTCCAATTGCTTAATCGGAATGTTATCTACTTCATAGTAATAAGGATCATTAGGTTTGAAGTATCTTACCGGATTTGTGTAACGGTTACTAGATTCAAAATAATTTATAGCCATCAGTTCAATTTCCTAAGATTAAAGTTATTTACAGATGCAACACCCTTACCCTTACCTTTATCTGAGGTTGAGTCTCCACCAAATCCTTGATCGTAGGGGTCATATCTAGTTACTACATTTGCTAAACCAGATTTATTAGCAGTATTGTGTTTTGCGTTTGCAAAGGTATTCATGGAGGAATCATCTAAGACTGCTTTGACCGTCTTGGGACTATGAACCATAGACGAAGCGTAATGGAAACCTGTGGAACTAGGTATGTGATCAACTCCACTAAATTGAGCCTTAGTGTATTCTGCGCTTACGGTTCCAGGTGCAGACAAGTTTCCAGAGAATTGATATCCCTGAGCAAATACTTGAGGCACAAAGCCACTGACAACCGAGGAAGGATCTACTAAGTAATTAGCTAAAGGATCAACCGAGAAATATAATCTAAATGCTCCGTAGTTCTTGGCAGAGTCAGAACCAAAAAGATTTTGATTAGCACCATCATTACCGTAGTAGTCTAAGACAGATAGACTAGATGTGTCGGGAGTTGAGTCGGGCGCTCCAGAGAAGGGCTGAGAGTTACCCCATGTGCCAGAGGGTCCTACATATCCAGCGTCCTGCGGGTGTTTTCCGCTCACCGATAAGTAACTAGCTTTAAGGATAGAATCATCAGCTATGTTCCATATGAACGTCCTGGAGCAGTTAGCCTCCCCGACATCATCTGTACCACTAAGATCATAAATTACAGCCGATGTCTGAACGTGACCCGTTGGGAAGTGTACGTTTTGAACATTAACTTTACTCTTATTGAGTGCTCTTAGACACATACCTCCCGTCGTCACGCCCGAAGTTTGAGTTAGCTTATCAGATTCAGCTATCGGAACATCGAAAATGTAATAGTAAGGCTGAGGAGTGTAACTACCAGTATCAAAATTCCTATGCTTTGCAGTAAGATTTGTCTTATTTGGTTTGGATGGTAAGTCTGCTTGATTAATAAAAGCATTAGGGTAGAATTGTAAAGACCCAGCACTAACAGAAGAAACGTAATCAGTCGTTCCCGCCTGATCCTTCTTAAGATAGTCTAGCCTTGTTAAGTCTAATGCAGGTCCGTAAGTTCCGTCAACGTTAGGCCAGAGATCGTGATAAGAGCCAAGATCTTGAAGATTGATAACCGATCCGTTATCAGCCACAAGGCAAGCTCTGGTGGAGTGAAGTTCGACCATTGTATGGTTCGATCCATCATCTAGATTAAAGGAAGACGCTAAGGTGTTGCCCTCATCATCTCGGTGAGGGCAAATCTCTAATTCAGAGTTATTATCAACTAAAACATCGACACCAAACTGAGCCATTACAGTCGGACCTTGAATGGAAACCGTAGAGTTTTCAGAGGCGTAGATGCCTGCTCTTCTATGTTGAGCATCTCCACTATTATCACCAATTACCTTGTTGGCATAGTTTTTAGATCCTCTAAGGTAAACTTTGGATCCGTTTTTGGCTGCGATGGCTTCACCGAGGCAAGCCTCTGCCACCGTACCATTAGCCACGGGATAAATAGAAGCGTGAATCGCGTCAAGCTTAGACGAATTCAAATGCACGTTTGGCTTTACGTCATGTGTTACCACGCCATTTATTCCCTCATGATAAACGCCGTGAGTGCCAGAGATCATGAAAGTTTCATAGAAATCAGGCATTGAACTAGAGTAAACGGGAGATATAGTAGAGTTGTTAGCTGTGATAGCAGCGCCATTGTGTAACAAGGTCACTTGATGCTGGAAGTAATCGTCTCTAGCGGTATTGTAAAGAGAGGCCCCCAAATAACCTGCATACACATTGTTGTTGTAAGTGAATGCACAGCCATCTAATTTCATGCCCTCTTTCTGGTTTCCGTAAGCCTTGAAGTAATCAAAAGATACATCGCTGTTGTAAGCGTCTAACCCGAAGTAATTACCATAGAGTAAGAATCTACCTGCAAGGTTGAGACTGCAATTATTCAAGCGGGCACCCGCTTCAGTATTCAACTCGGAGAAAATTTGAATAGCATCCTGCCACGCCCTAGTTGCAGAGCCATCAAGCTCTGTTCGGCCTCCTAAAATGTTTGAGTTTATAGCGTGCAGACCAATATCATTTCTGGATAAGCAATACAGATTCTCTTGAGAGGGTACAGGTAAATCTTTATCAAAATGAGTATGAGTGTAAATTAAAGATGAGGCTTCAGAAGATTTGTCAACGTCTCTAGCATAAGTGCTCTTAAAATCTATTGTAGAGTTTTCTGCGTAGATGCCTGCACCGTAATTATCTAGTACGCTATACTTCTCTCTCTTAATTGCATAATCAGTGCCGATACGGGCACCATTTTCAAATCCATAGTTTCGGAAAGCTACAAAGCCTCTAAGAAGATTTACACGAGAGTTCATAGCGTAAAGACCGGCTTTAGTGCATCTAGAAACTGAGCATCTCTCCAAATTTACGTTTGAGTTAGAAATCTCAATACCATATTCTTTAGACCTTTGACCATCTACCGTGAAGTTTCTAATAAAAATAGGACCATCACAGTCTGAAATCTTTATGGAGTTTAAATGATTAAAGTAAAGAGAAGCCGCGACTACATCCTCTACATCTGATCCATCTGTCAAATTTTGAGGAGGGAACAATACGGTTGTGTTATCAGTCTCATTAAGAGTACTAGCGTCGAACGAATTCATAACATCGCCAGCCTCGCTGCGATATAACTTATCGTAAATATCAAAGAGAAGCCCACTAGATGCCTTATTCAGTGCTGTATTATCAAAAGGAACATGTGTACTACTCAATGAAGCTGTTAGGACACCTAATTGATCCCTGCCTACACGGCGAGTGAAGACATATTGTTCTTTCTCAGCATAGCGAGGGTCATCAAACCTGTTGGTTGTGGATGCGATGAATGTTCTATCTTCCGTGGAAAATAAGAATGAATTAAAAAGATCAAAAGTTATAGAGGGTGCAGAAGCATCAAATATTGAGCTTACCGTTGTGGCTAAACTATACCCAACAGTATTATCAATGTCGTCAAAGGTCATTGGGTTATTGCTAAGATCAACAGCACCTGCAAAAGCTGAGTTTCTGTTGACGATCTCCAACGCACCATCAGGACCGAAAGTCTTATTAGATAATTTAAGATCACCCAGATTGCCAAAACTAGCGACTTCAACTAGTATTGGATAATTAATAACATCAGGTAAAGCCTCTAAACACGAACTTAAATCCACAAAATACTGAGGGTTACACGAGGATGCTGCATCACCAGATACAATGAATGACATTCCTGCAACAGAGGAAGTGGGATGTCCCATTCTCTCCCATAAAAGGTGAGTCCTCTCATCGAGATCATGTAAAGGCAGGTTATCCTGCTCAAAGTTGTAAAAAGAACTAGCATCATACTTTGTAACCTTATCAGTCCAACAGACTAATAAATCACTCGTTCCGCCAGAAACATAAACATCACTTGGGTTTAACATATTATCCGAATGAGATTGTCCATCTAAATACAAGACCAAAGTCTGAGGTCTTGGTTATGTTGCTGAAATGTCTATATGCCGCTAAAACACTTTCATCCTTATCGGTTTTACCCCGAGTGTTTTTAACAAAAAGACCTACTTCATTAAGAGAAACGTCCTGTAAACTGCCATCACCGTTAATATCCCTTTGAAGGTTGTTACAGGAGTCTTCGTCAATAAATATAGTGTATCTAACAGATCTGTCATCTATTTTGGTAACCTTAGCAAAAGGGATTTTTGCAAAAACCTGTTCCTCTATAACTTCTCCAGCGGGCAGTGTGGTTAAGAATAGGTTTGCTGAAGGTGCGTGGAGATTGCTATCTGTGCCTGTTCCCGTGTATTCTTCGGTAGAAGATAAAGGCCCAGAAAGCTCAAAGGTGGAACTTACTTGATTCCCAGAGTGACCACTAACACCTAATTGAAATCTGTCAATCTGAAAGTCCGTAATGGATTCAGACCCTGCGAGACCATACAAATGAGATAATGACCAACCAAAGCCAGACGTAATAACGTTGTCTTCATCATAAACAAGTTCCTCCTCACCATTTGCGATCTTGTGAATAGTGAGGTGTCCCTTCATACCGATTTGCTCTACGAATGACTTATACATGTTACAAGAAATTGAATTTTAATACGTATGTTGGACCATTGTTAAGTAGTCCTGTGCCCCTATTTAACCTTTCTAATAAACCTGAAATGGTGGCATCTTCATGATTTATCAGGTTATCTAAGAAACTTACCTTAGAAACTAATTTGTAAATTCTGTTATTATTTAGGGCATTGTAAGAATAAGGAGGAGTTATACCTGAAGCCAGCATGGCCCTTAAATCTAAGCAATAGATTCCTATATGGTTTATTCCTCCGTAAGCAGCCAAAGTTACCGCATCTCCGTGCTGAGGGACAACAGCCATTGCTGTGATTCCTTTGCTTAACTGAATCCCCGATGCGGTTGAACTAAACATCACAGGACCTCCTGAAAGCTCAAAGCCCTGTCCGTCAGCGCCTAATTGAGCGTTTAACCCGCTAACCTGACTGACGGTTATGTAGCCATCTTTGTCAATAACCTCATTTTGATTGTATATGCCACTCAATACTCCGCTGGCTAATAGTGTTCCAGCAGAGTTATACAGATTACAAGACTTCCCAGCCGCTGAAGGAGGAGCAAAGCCTCCTATGACCGTCCAAGCATTGCTTAATGTAGTGTCTATGTAAGCATTCGGATAATGGCCTAGATCAGGACCCGCCGCAGAAAAGGCTACAGAGGGCGTGGTTTGAGTGGATGCTAACTCAAGACGAGTATGATTTACAGCGGGATAATGAGGTAAAGATATATAAGTCGATGAGAAGGTATTATGAACTGCACTAGCGGGGTAAGAGCTAACTATCGGAGCAGTATTGGTGTAGTTAATAGCCACGACATGGTCATTATTGTACCCACTAACAGTGCCATCACTCTCGTCATCAACACGATTTACAGTGCTGACCGAGTGAGCGTGAAAGTTAAATCCTTGGGCGTCTTTACCATACGTAATAGCATGGAAAGTGTAGTTGGAAGTATCCAAAATAGAACTAGCAGCGGTGATGCCGCTTAGTTCAGGATTAACTGTTAGTATATCAGCTAGTGTTTCTCCAAATCCTTGTAAAAACATTATACGTCTATATTTATTTGATCAATAAGAGTGGTTGCGGGGAAAAGACGAGTTTCGAAGAAATTAGTTCGATACCTGTAATCCAATCTAGAGCCACCCTCTGCTCCCATTATAGTCGCAGTTTTATTCTTGTCTCTGGATGCAAGACCCGTTTGTGAGTTCTTGCCAGATATATTGTTGAAGAATGTAAGTATCTTTCTTAAATCATCCTTACTTAATTCAACACGATGTTCAGGACACTTACTTACAACTTGCCCCAGGACAACATTAAGAGGGTTTTGATATCTTCCTGTAACAAAGATTTCAGACATTTTCTTAAGTGTTAAGTTTTGAAGCTCGACACTATCCAGAAGCATAAACCTCTCGATGTCCTGGTCTGGGAGTAAGAATACCTCTACAACATACTTTTGGTTTTTCCGGTGCAGTAAAGTGTAGTCTTGTCTGTAATCTTTCGGAAGTCTAATATTTTTATTTATCGTATTGAACTCCACTGATATTTGTTCAAAATCTTCCTGCCTAAGTCTAGCTACTGGAGATACCTCAGAGTTCAGTGCTACATTATCAACACATTCGTATCTTGTTAATTGCGAAGGTATCTCCTCCTTGGTCTTTTCAGCAATATTAAAAACGTGAGCAAACTTATTCACCACGTTTGATCTAGTAGTCAGCGCACTATGTTGAGTCCAATTACCCTTAGCATCATAGGACCACATTTTTCCACCCTCAGGCTTCGTGTGAATCCATATTCCAACTTGTCTTCCTCCAAAGTTTAAACCATTATTATCTGATACTAAAAGATTAATTCTAGCTTGATGAGTATGCTCAGGTAATAAAAAGTTTGTATCTATGGGGCGGTCGCTCGGAGCTTTGTATTTCTTCAAGTCAAATCTAACTCTAGGAAGTCCACCCTCAGAAGACCTTGATAGTACAAAAGTATTATCGAACATGTAAGGGTCATCAGTGCTTTTCTTGAAGCTAGTCGGTATCCTAAATATAGAAAAACTATTAGTTTCTGGAGACCCGGAGGTGTGAATTAATTCAACATAATCAATAGCACCCGATAATACTTTTTCAGAAGTATCTAAAAACATGTCATTAGCTGTGCTAGCGACATAAGATTGCTCACCGTTAAATACTGAACTTCTAGGGGTTAACGTTCGAGTCGCAGAAAGTGAAGACGTAATAACTGAGCTTGTGGAGCTTACATCTTCAAAGTCGTGGTTTAGTAAAACAGGACCAAAAGCATGAGAGAATATGTTTGCTCCATCAACATATTGAAGTCTTTCAATCATCTGATGCTGCACATAATCTGTTACATAAATTTTGTATAATTTATGCAAATCCCTACCAAAGGAGTAATTATGGTAATCCTCTACAGAGTTTGGGAAATCTCCTTGATTCTCAGTGGATGAGTTTGCGTATGATTGATACACGTTGCTAACAGAAAGCTGATACTCTGTAGCAGGACCAAAAGTAGCTGAAGCTTGAAGAACTTTAGACTTTTCTTTTACGCTGTGCATCGTAGCATAGATATCTGGAAGCTGACATCTATCGACTGTCAAATCTTGATTGGTGGGGAAAGCTGTTGAGGATCCTCTGGCGTTTAACGTGTTGCTTACGTCGTACGTGTAATAGCTGTTAGCAGAGTTGTAGCCCTCACACTGATTCCATATTGGAGGAAGATTAACGTGATCAGTGACAGGAGTGTATACATAAGAACTAGGGTTTAAACCTAAAGGAAGGCCGCTGACGCTCGATGCCATTGTAAATGAAATCGGCATATTAAATCCAGTTCGGTCGTAGTATCCATCCTTAGGTAAGAGTTTTTCATAGTTTCTTCTACGAATGGATGTTCTAGGTATGGCATCTAAACTTGTCCCTGCGAGAACCTGAGCAGAATCTACGTTATCTAAGTAATTCCTACCAAATAACTTTCCATCAGGGCGAACGTCTCGCATATAGGTATCAAAGCCTATGCCGCTTACAAAATGATTCTTAGAATTCCTAGACTCTTGCTCTTCACATCTTGGATGAATTAAGGGAAGTGCTGATGCAAAGGTCCCAGAAAGAGGATCAATATAAGATATTTCTAAATTTATGAGAGGAATTGCGTGAGCAGGGGTGAAATCTTTTGCAAGCTTAGATGCTACTAAGAAAGCCCCACCAGCACCAGATGTTCCAATATCCTCATTATCAAAGTCGAAAGAACTAGCATCATACTTTATCCTAAAGTGAGATGATTTGCCTGACCATAGTGATACATATTCAAACTTTTCATTGTACCCACTAGCTACTAAGTTTGAGAGATTTGGTGGGTCGTTATAGTCTGGTGTGAATACGAGGAAGCTAGATGTTCTAGGCGCATCATCGTCATCCAAAGCATATTCGACAAGATAACTTTCAAATTGATTTGCAAAAGTTTGAGAGACTCCAAAACATACGAGCCTATCTTTAATAAATTCTATTATTTCTCTATTTAATTCGAAGTTCATGTAGTATGAATATTCTTCGAAAGGAGGAATAGGATATACTCTACCTCGATACCTAAATCCTTTTTCTTGATTTGGGATCTGACCAAACTTATCTTTAAATTTTTCGTAAGTTTCTAGAAGTATACGATCAACAGTTAGTTTTAAGTTTTCGTCTAAACTAGTTGTGGAGTATCCAGAAACTTGCATCTCATTGGCTAGAGGCTCCGTCCAATCGTCAAAAGATTTAAAATGTTTAGACTCTGTTGCCAAGGAGTAATAGATTAAGTAGGGAACGTAAGACTCATTAAGTTCAGTTACGGAAGTCTCAATACTAAATTGATCTTTAGGGAGAATACTGTTAATTGCAAGTTGAAGAGATTTTTTGGTGCCAACTGCCTTGTAGATATCTACAGCATTCCTGAGTTGAAGTCTCCATCTCTCAGGGTCACTTCCAAATAAATCCCAACCAATTAACTCTGCTAAAAGCGGTAAAAATTCTTCAGGGCACTCAGAGATGTCATACAAGGATCCCAGCCTTTCTGAGGTGTCGTTTATATCCTGAGCTATAAAAGAAAGTGCTCTTAGAAATTTAGTGAAAGGACCATTTGGGATTTTATTATTGATTAATATGCTATTCTCTATAAATGTAGCAAACCTGTCTCTAACAGTAAAATCCGCAAAGTCCGATTGAAGAGGAGAATAGATGACATCTATCCAAGTTTTTAGGTTATCTAATTGCTGAGTCCCGCTTGTAAAAGTTGTAGAAGAAACTTTGAAAACTTCTGGGTAGTACGCTGTATGGCCGTCTCTCCATACAAAATCCATGAGCATTTTAATACCATCTACAGTCTGAATGGGTTGACCTGTGTATAATTTTTCAACTATTTGCTCAGTTACTGTGGTTGATGGATTGTATGCTTCATTTGGACCTGATGTGTTAAGGAAGTACAGCCAAGACAAATTCTCAATTAAATAATTGTGAGTGTCCGATGGTGAGTGTCCAGCTACGAAAGTGGGTGGAGATGCATTATTTAAAGTAATACTAGGTAACAAAGTTCCCGAAATGTAATTGGAGAATTCGGAACTTGAGCCATAGTCTTGAATCGACACCCCTAAAGGTGATAGGATTTTATCTTGAAAAGATCTTGATGTTACATTCGTTAGATTATTTTGCTTTACAAAGTAATTGGATATGCCAGCTAACGTATCAATACTGCTAAACACAGTATGTGCGACGGAACTAACTTCTATGAGAGTGTGAAAGTTTTCAGCTAATTTGATATTTGAATTTAAGACTTGATCTCTAAGATCTACCTCCTGACCAAAGTTCTCAATATCATCTTCAGTAAGATACTGAGGTATGATAAACTTCAAAGCCTCGTAATAATTAGGCTTGAAGTATTTTTGACCAGTGAGGTATTGTTTTCCAGAAGACATTAGATAAACTCAGCGGTTACAGAAAAATTATTTAACTGTATAATTTCGTTGTAATCAACTTCAATGGGGGAGTCAATGTTTGTTACCTCTGCAAATCTTATCTGAGGTTCCTCTAGAATGACTCTAACAAGATCTTGAGGGTTGAAATCTTGATCAAACTCAAAATTATCTACTCTAAAATAATTCTGAATTGCATTATTGGCTCTAGCAATTATCTGAGCTTTGTCCTTTTTAAACTTCCTATCTAAGTTGAGGCTAACATTAACATCCAAAGTTCTAATTACACCATCAACAATAACGGGATCATCCGTTATCATTTTCTTAGCGTCAAGAGCCTGTTGAAGTTGTAATTTGTATTCAGTCGTAGCTTGTATTAATTGAAAGTCGTTAGCCTTTTCTAGAACAAATATTTGTAAGCTGTTAGCTGTTGCGTTAGCTTGATTTACGACCGCCGTTGCTTTGCCGGTAGAACCGAAATTAGATGTAAAAGTGTTCGCAAACGCTGTGTAATCCTGAAGAGTAACACATCTGTCTTGAGATCTAAATTTCAGAGGAGCATATCTTTTAACTTTTGCAACACTTTCAGCCTCTGAGCCACCAGTTCCTTGAGATGTGTTTTCAACTGTGACTGCGACTCCTGCTACGGAAGCGCCACCATCTACTCTAGATGTCCCTGTTATCTGCGAGTTTATAAACCCGTTTTCAATATTACCTCTACTGCCACCGCCAACTCGATACGTAACAGTGTACCTGTCGCCCACTGCTGGTGCTTGACCTATGGTGTCATCTCCAAAAACTAATGTTGCGGCGAAGTTATCGTTTGATACGACCTGGAACACCTTGTCGGATTCTCCTGATGCGAAGTAGATATTTTCCTCTTCAAGATAGACTCCATTAGTAGTAGTGTTCCCATCTACAAAGACTTGAGCACTTTTCTCAATATAAGGAGATTGAGATAACCTTATAGATTTGATAGATTCAGGCCCAGTAAATGTTCCAGTTTCAACCACTAATGCGCCCTCTAAAAGAACAGCACTTGTGATAACAGGTGAGCTACTAAGAGGGAACACCCATTCTAACGATTCTGTATTGTCTGTTAAATTAATACTACCATCAGCATTTACTTTGTATAGCGTATAAGTAAGGGCTCCACCATCCTCAGGAGAGGTGATAGATATCGCTCTTTGAGCAGGGTTTAAGGTTAACGAACTTGCATCGGTACCATCACTAGTGAACGACAAAGAGGCGTTAGCAGCCGCTGCAATGGGGCCTTTCATTCTAACCCCAATCAACTCCATTAATTTTCGAACGCTAGAGCGCTCAGAGGCAGTTCTTAGAAAGTTCTGGTTACCTAGGTAATCAGATTTGTGAGATTGAATATGGCCTATCGCAGCCATAAGTTCAATTAGAAGAATACCAAAATCAGACTCATTAAAGTTGTTGTAATCTAAAGGAAAATTAGCCTTAGTATACTCTATGAGGTTTTGTCTAAATGAAGCAAAATCAGCAGCGGCAAAATTTATAAACCGTTCCTTATTCTGTAGATCAGAAGGGATAAACTTTAAAAAATCAGATTTTACTGTGCCGTCGAATACCATTAGATCCTAACCTCTACATTAAAATTAGCAGACTCTGAATCCTTGAGACCAACAAATAATTTAACTAATAAGTTGTTAGTTCTAGTCTCCAAAATCTGAAGCTTGTTTATTTGAAGTATTTTCAAATATTTACCAACGGACGCCTCTATTTCATCTTTTATCAAGTTAAAAGTAGTTTGATCTAGAGGCTCCATGAGATACTTTTGAAGGTTGGCACCGTAATCTGGGAGCATAAATCTCTCACCTCTATTGGTCCTAATAAATGACTTGATCATGCTTTTAATCAAATTCAAACCGCTAGCCTTTGAAAAGTATCCATTCCCAGAGGAAGAGTTAAAAGGATACTTGAACCCTTTAATGTAAGGGTCCTTTAAAGATACAGCCTTATTAGATTTAGGCGGTATAATTTTACCGTGAATGTCAGTATCGTCAGGTATGGCCATGATTACAGTTTAATGTTCTTGAAGAAACTCTGAGTTGCGTTATAATTATTTAGCACTTCAGCCGAGCTAAGAGGCTTTGAGTAAAATCTAGTGCATCCTAAATGACCTTGAAGGCCACTGACCTTGCCGCCATGCGTGCCTCCCATAAAACCACCATTAGGGTTGCCGTCAGTGTACCCACCCCCTAAAATCCAAGGAGTGAAGTACTCATCCCGTTTAGGGCCAAACCTGTAAGCTTCCAATGAAGCATCAGAGATATTAGTAGTATTGTACTCAAACGCATTATCTGGAGGAATCGAGGGAATCATTGGTCGCTGAATTCGAGCATTAGTACCAAAAACATCTTCATAGCCAGATGTCATCATACTCTTCCCGTCAAGGTAAACCTTTATTTCATCACGCACGGGATTGAAAGTGACAGACAGCATACAGAAAGAAGATTCACAAGAGGATAGGGTAACTCCATTAAAAGTGCTTGAGACTGGAATTGTTAAACCTCTCAAAGAATTTGAAGATTGACATGAATCGTTTACCTTCTTAATTGATAAAAATCCAGCACTTGAAGAGTCGAAGGATTGCGTAGGTGCAATGATTAATGCAACGTCGTGAACGGGATTATCCGCTTCCAAGTTACTAGGATCTTTTGAAAGCGTAAATCTACGATCTCTAGTAAATCCGAGAATCATGCCTCTAGTAACTCCAACACCGTCGTCAAACGACATATTTAAGATATCAGATTGAGAATCTATACCAGTTCCAGAACCTGTATTTTCATTAGCCAGGATAAGTCTGTAAAGGCCCGATACGTCTGGAGTTTGATTGTACAGATCAGTAGAGGATAGCCCTGGTGCATATACCCAAGTTTCAAATGTGGCTCCGCTTCTACTGTAAAGAAGATCTTGGAATTCTTGTTCTGGAGGTAGCTTTACAAAAGTTCCATTACCAGAAACTAAGCCTGTAGCGTCGGGTCTACAAACACCTTTGAGGTTAGCTAATCCAACCCCCTTGTCTAATATCTCTCTACTATCACCAACTATCTGAGCATTGTAAGGCACTCCCTTGTTCGTGCTATTTCTAAGGTCGTAGCTGGTGCTTGAAGGTTCACTTGTCTTGAGCGTCAAATAATTGTAAAGAGCAAACAGGTCCTCTTCAACTAATGTAGGAACAGCAGCGATAGAAGCTGATGTAGATCCTGAAGCATTTGCACTATCAATAATGACTCCATCAGGAACAGTGTTGACAAGAAGATGATCAAATGTCACATCTTCATTTGTTTTAATAATTTCAGAGAACTTGGTCTCAATCGGAAGAACAACTCCCTTGACCTCATCTCTCCTAATAATTAGATTTCTTTGTTGAGTTAGGTCTAGAGAGTAGTTTATACCTGCCAAATAGGAAAAGTCATTAATAGGAACTTCTCCTGGCTTAAACAATTGACCTTTGCCATAAGCTTGAGGCATTTTCACAGCTAACTCAATTTGTTTTTTTCTTCTGTTCGCCTTGTCCATGAAGTTAGCGGACTCAGCCACCATAACTTTTCTAAGGTTGTTAATGATGGCTTGAGAGGAGCCATGAGCGGTGTGTTGATCTATCTCAGCCGAAACATCGAAAATCTTTCTATCTCTCTGACCAATGATATTTACAAGAGTATTATCTGCATCGTAATATTTTTGAAGGAGAGCAGATTCATCAATCAAATTAGGATCAAAAATAGTGTTGAAGTAAGTGTTTAAAGACTCCCTAGTCACAGGGGTGCCTTTGCCTCCAAGGTTTGGGGCAAACTCGAATTTCCAATCGAGGGAGGGGTCTCTCTCTTTATCTCTTATACTAAGTTCAAGCAAAGCAGGCGTAACGCCACTTGTTTGGGAGTCGTAGTAAAGACCATCCACAGACAGTAAGAACTGCCCAGACTTTGACTCTGGAGGACCTGCTCCCAACCTGAACACGGTTCCAGAAGTTGATGGATCATCAGGTGCTCCTGCTAATTTAGGCTCTAAGGAAGGGTCATTAACTCTAGATGTAATAATCTCATCAATATCAGAAATAGTCTTGCTCACATCAGATATAAATGTGTTTGCAACAGCGGCTTTTTCAATGTCAGGGCCGTATAAGTTGGTTAGCGTAGAGCTTAAGCCAGACGTTAGACTAGGATCTCCTAACCCTCCCCTAAGATCACCAGACTCACCCGCAGTTCCTTTTAAAAATTGTGCGAAGTCCCCAACGCAATCTATCAACTCCTCTACGCTCTCAACCGCTGCATTAACGTTAGAGTAGAGTTGAGTTCCAAAGCCAATCGCTTGTTGAGCAGTTCCAATAAATCCCTGAATTTGTGAAGCTAATGAATTGGTATCTTGACCAAATTGAGAAGCGTCCGAAACAAATCTAAAAACGCCCTCATCAGTGTCAAACTCGATTATACCTGTAAGATTTCTTAATTTTTGAGATAATGCTTTAGTGACAGCATCGGCAGCATTGCGACCTATGGACATATCATTTCTGATACCTCCTAAAACATTGGTGGGCAAAAGACTTAAGAGATCTTTACCTAGTCTCATCATGCAGCTAGGAATTCCATACTGAACATCTAATGCTCCAAGGAGATCCTGACCCTCGCTTAGAGAGCCTGCGATCCCTTCTACTTGACGTAATAGATCTAAATCGTATCTAACCATTAGTCGCTATAATCGTTTAATAAAGGTTCTGTAATTTCAGCAAAGAGGGCTGGTGAGGAGTTACCGGAGTTTAGGTGAACTTCTGAACCATCAACCGCAACTTGGTCTCCACTAGATATAGAGGCTTGACCATCAGAAGTTGATTTAAACTCGCCTCCAGCTTGAATATCCACATCTTGCCCGGCTTCAATTCTAATAGATTTATTGGATCTGAGATCAATGCCTTCAGAGCCTTCCATGCTAATTTTACCATTAGTTTTTATAACAACGTCACTCCTCCCCTGACCATCCTCTTGAATCTGTATTTGAGCATTAGGTGTTGTGATAAAAATTCTCCCGTCATCAGCTTTAGAGGCTAGAGACACATCTCCGTGTTCACTCCTTAAATATATCCCTCCAAACCTTTTCGGAGGTTGATTCTCTGGGCCGTTAGGCCAAGTATCCTCGGCAGGCGTTTGACCCATTTTTCCCGTTGAATTGTTTTCAATAGTGATGTCAGTGCCCTCAACAACTCGTATGTCCATATGAGATTGCATACAAGTGTAATAATGAGGACCACTAGACTTAGCTTGAATCATTTGAGCCGGGAAAGTCTTAGTAGCATCTCCACTAATGATGATGCCATCTTTATGTTGATTCTTTATGAAGATAGCATCTGTCTGAGGTGAGTCATCAAGACTAAGTCTTTTATTAAGAGGAGTCTTTAATGCCACGGAGTCAACAATTTTAGGTGCAGGGGCTGGGGTGTTTTCGTCTTGACCAAAGGATGAGTACTCACTTGTGATACACAAACCAGACCCTTTCTGGTTTTCGTACTTGACCTTTACAGGCTTTTGATAGAAACTGTAAGTGGTTGAGTCAGGAACGGCTTTGAAATTCGGAATTGCTTTTGCTTTAATCTCATCTAGCTGGGCATCTACAACAGTTGACTGGTAGTATATCTTCTTTTCTTTTAAATCTTCATTCGCAAAAACAGTGTCTCCTTTTTCAGGAATAAAGAATATACCACCTCCGTTTAGCCTATATCCTGGAGAAGTGTAGATTACCTCCACTGGAGTATCTGAAATTTCAGGAAATATCGCCATGAATTTGCCAGACTGGGTTTCATCCATATTAGCAACTACTCTTCCTTTAACTGTTCTAAACATTTATATACATCCCATTGCTTTTAAAGCTTTTTCAACTCTTTCAAACCTTGGAGTGATAATACTGCCTTTGTATGTCTCTCTATTTACTCCTGGGGCAGAAAGAATGTTATCTGGATTACTTCCTTGAGGCGAATTATCGATTAATCTGCCAACTCCGCGAAGCATCATATCCGTAAAACTATTTCCCGTTACGTTATCTGCAAATTTGACATCTACAAACTTTTTAAAATACTCTTCTTTTGATATACCAAGATTATCCCATAATATTTTGCAAAAGAAATCTTTAACTTTAACATCTTTAGTAGAAGCAAACTTATGTTCCATACCTTGCCTCACTAAATCGAACTCAGTGTAAATGTTATTGGTAGAGATTACATGCTTAAACCCTAGCACGGTATAATCACCATTATACGGAGCGTCATATCTTAACTTCTCAGGAAATCCTATAATTCCTCCAGTATTACCATCTAACCTACAAGCTCTTTTAAAATAAACTTTTTCGTTAAACATCGGATGAGTTCTTACATTGCAGTTGTATAAAAGCTTCATAGTTTGATCAAGGATGGCTTGATAGTATTGATCGAACAAAGAATTAGCGTCAATGTTTTTAGTTACTCCAAATTCTTTCCCTAATTTTTCGGCGTTTCCGAAGCTTTCACTATCGACATTTTGAACGAAAAATAAAACAGATAGGAGGTCTATCATTTTTTTATTTTTTACAGCTTCAAAGTTATCGCTTTCGATGAGATTTATTGCTAAATCAAAACTTGGTGCTCCTCGATAGCTCGTAGACATCTGTGTCACAAACTCTGTGAATGTTGGTGCATCTACCTTTGACAATGCATTTTTAACACTTTCTGAAACAAACTGAGAGGCTGCTGCTTTAGCAAGTCTAACCCTTGAAGCTCCTATATAACCCTTGTCTAAAGAAGGACTCACAGGCAGATTAAGCATTACAGCTTGATACTTATCAATGTTATAATTAAGAGCTAACACATTTGCGTTCTTATCGTTGTGCCTTAAAAAGAGCTTCGGCGGTTGTGGGAACTCTCTTCTGAAGTCTGCAACGAATTGCTTATAACGAAGGATGGAGTCAGCTTTCAACTTTCTGACAGCGTTTGCATCGTTTGGCGTAATGAGTCTTTCATCGATACGTGGGCCAATGAACTCTTCAGTGCCTTTACCATCAAAGTCATCAAAACTTTTAAGCTCAAGAACTGTCTGTATTAAGTGGTCACTAGGAGTATCACCTTCAGGGTATAGAAGTTTTCTAATCTCACTTGTATTCCCATAAATAAACGCAGGTCTAGTATCATCTCCTATAATCCCATACTTTTTCCAAAGCCTTAAGAGTCTAATATCATTTTCCTCTAGAAAATCATATTGAGATGTTTTTGATTTCTGTTTAGTGGCAGATTTAATCCCTGATGCAAACTTAATTAAAGGAGCTACCATAGGAGAAAAACCATCGTAGACCTCCTGAGCGGCTAGATTTTTAAGCTCTATAAACATTTGTAAAGCTATGTTTTTATCTCTGGTGACAAATAAAGTCCTAGAAGAATCTGTCATTAAATCCCAGTTAGCTTCATAGTTTAGTTGATTTAGTTTTGCGATCTTTTTCTCAACAGGGATATCAATATCAAGTGTTCCTAAAAATTTTGGACTTGCCGGTAAAGTAGGTGGAGTTTTAAAAGAGAATGGAGTTCCGGCGACGCTGGCTCTAATTGGTTCAAGTTCCTTATCAAAACTAGTAAGAGTTGCTAGCTCTTGCTCTTGAACAAACTTAAGAAACTCAGGGCTTCCAGGCTTCATTGCCTGCTCAAAAGCAGCGTTAGCTTTTTCAATGCCTAAATCTTTTCTACGAGTGGATAACCGCTCACTATTTGAACTTTGAAGAGCAAAAGCATTTTGTAAAAATTCTTTGATTTGAAAAGAAATGAGAGGTTCTCCAGTAGACAATAACGTGTTTGCTGCATTTCGAGCACCGTTAATGAAAGGCCTATCTAATAATATTTGGCTAGCCGCAGGATTACCAGCCGTCGTAGAGCCTGGGTTGAAGATTAGTGTGTTCAGTTCATCATTATTAAAAGCAGCAATAAATTCCGAATATCTAATGTTTAAATTGTCTCGCGCAGTTTTGAGGTCCTCAAATTCTGTTTCTAATCTGTTTATTTCTACTAGTTTCTTTTTTTCTTGAACAGATTTGAATGCTTCTTGCAATTCTCTAGCCGTCTGACCACCTGCTCGCAGTGTGTCCAAAGCTCTATTACCCAGATCTTTGGCATTCAGAGCCACTTGCTTAACCTTGTCAGCAACTTCAAGTCCAATATCCTGTAGGTAATTCAAACCATCCTTAAGCGGAGAAATTTGATCGGGAACATCTTTAATCGAAAACTTAGACAACCTGACGCCAGTTTTAACAAAGTCTGAGTAGTTTTCAAATATCCCTTCAAAAAATTTGTAGGTCGTAATCTTTGGAGAAGCTATAAGATTTGTAAAACTTGGGAGAGAAACCTCTAATTTGCCAAACTTGTCTGGTAGGACCACGATTGCGTTACCTTCACTTTTAGTGAATGTGGATATGTACCTTTTGAGAAGAACTCTGAGTCGGTGATCTAAGTTGTATATCTTGCCCTCGCAACCATTGATATACATGGAGGACTTAGCTGTCTGCACTGTGTCTTCGGAAACAAATTGACTTGCGTTTTGAAAGTTATCGTTGTACCCTAAGATTGATCCAAATTTAGGAGACCAACTTCTATAGCTCTCAAGGTCAGGCACAAATACAAGCTCAATGATTCGAACATTATTAGAATCATTTTTAAGTGAAGCTCCACCAAGCTGTAAGGTAAACGGGCCAGACCAATCTTTAACATTAGAGCCAGTTCCAAATGCTAAGTAATACCTATTGGCCCTATTTAATCTATCAGTAATAGTGGATTTAGATAACGGATTATTTTTTATATTTGTAGATTGACCTGGGGCCCGCATTCTCCTAAACTGCTCCTCTCTTGCTGATATAATTTCAGAAAGAGGATCGTTTTCTAAAAGAAATAATTCAAGAAGCTTCGAGGTCTCCAGAAACCTCATGGTTACAGTCTGGCCTTTACCCTGAGAAGCATTGCCATTCGCGGTAACCGACATCTCTAAGTCCATGAGACCATCATTCCTTAAAGGACTAGCAATGAAAGATTGCTCGAATTGAGTCTTGGAAAGTGTTTTTAGTCTTTGATCAAATGTTTTAAGCCTATAATTATCATCTTCAGATGAAAAGAAGAGCTTGTCCATAGCGGGCAAGGATCTCGTTATAAAAACATTTGCAGTAAGGGCTCTCATGTTAATGATATAATCTTTATTCTATCGCCAACATTTAGTTGTTCAAAAGGATCTGATATGTTGTTTGTCCAAAGCACTACCCAATCGAGAGTAGGGCTTCCGTAAAATAACTCAGCGATTCTGTCAGCCCTATGCTCGTAACCTGGAGGGATGATTCCCACACTAGGCCTTCCGGTATTCAATCTTGAAATGGCTCCAATAAATTCAGAAGAATTAAGAGAAGAGGTGACCCTCTTCTCTTTGAATAAAGTTTCAAGATAACCTTGGCTTAAATGATTTTTGTAGCTTGGCATGATTATATTTATTGAAATTACTCACTTCTGAAGGTGTTATACTCATTAGTCGCTCTCTCCTGGAAAACTTCTGAGGGATCCTCCGTAATAGCACCATTATAAGGATCAATATTATTATTACCTATAATAGCTTCCCAGCCAGCCAAGTTATCTCCCAACTCAAGCTTACCTTGATGAAACGCTCCATTTGTTCTGAACTCTTTGAGTGTCATAGTGATAGTAATTTCCTTGGGAGTTAGAGTTTCTACTTCGTATCCTGCGTCCTGATTCATATCAATGTTGTAGTCTGCGACTACACAAGGGACGTTATTAAACATGGCTCCGTGAGTTAACCTAACAATAGGGGGTCCCTGAGTGGTATTTTTAGCATTATTAAGTGTGGTTGCTCGGACAAGATTAATCCAGACATAGACACAGTTAATAAGTTTATTTAATCTGTTTATTTGATCCTGAGGAGTTATGATGCCCGGTGTGACGTTACCCACCCCATCCAAAGGCTTTACATTCAAAAACTCAACAAAGTCATTTGCAATACTATCAAATACAGGAGTTTGAAAGAGAGATTCATCACCTCCAGTCATGATACCTAAAGCTTTCCTGTAAAATGTTCTATGAGTTTCAGCGTGTGGAAAGCCCTTACCTATCTTAATATCTGGGTCAAAAGCATCATCCATAACCTCTTGGGTTATGTCACCTTGCAATGCTATAAGATCAAGTTCAGCTTCCATGACATTTACTTCCTGGAATTCTATCTGATCAAGAGCTAACTGATGCCTGCCCCCGTCATACTCTAGTGGATCCTCCCCTAGAAGATGACTATAATCTTCCCCGTTGGGGCCTGCCGTATGAGGATCAATCGTGTTAAATTGCTTATCAAATGCAGTCTCAACTGCAAAATCCTCAGCCGCGTAAAGAGCATCATATGCTGAACCAACTTTTGCCTTTTCTTGATCAAGCTCACCACCCGGTCTTAACTTGAAAGCTTTTTTAGCCCTCTCTTCGTCAGCGAAGAATAGATTGAATTGCCTTAAGAACTTAGTATCTATAGATTCAGTAGAATCAGTGTACAAAAGGTGAAGAAGGTTTATAGTGAATTGAAGATTGAAAACTCTAGACTTTGCACCGCCATAACTAAACAAAGATCCGGCTCGACCTACTAAATCGTACTGATTAAGGTTAGATTCACCTCTCTCGGTAATTATAGGATTTTGCAAGAAAGGTATGTAGGTTCTGAATATTCTTCCATTAGATTGAGGAAACTCTATACCTAAGTGTGAACGCTCGGGAAGCTTCCTGGGTCTTTTAACCTGTTCAAACGTTTTTAAAGAAGTAAATCTTGGCATTATTAGGGTCCTGTAACTCTAGTGTTACTCAAAGCCGGTGGTCTGCTATTTGCAATCTCTAACTGGTCTTTCATTGATTGAAGCAAGGGTGCAACAACACTAACGTCGCCCATTGCTCCACTACGAGATATAAGAGCTTCTATTATATTTAAAGTAGAATCAAAGTCTTTGCCAATCGTGATATTGGCTTGACGACGCTCTTGCAATTTCTTTCTAGCCTCTTCAGCGGTAGCATCTGTATTATTATTAATACCCTTCAATAGACTAACTATCTCTGGGAAGAAAGTGTAGACAGCAAAGCCAGCACCCGCGACGGGAAGAATGTTTCCTAAGAGTCTCCCCAGGCCTCCTCCCAGCCCTCCTCCAAAAATTCCCCTGGAGAGTTGTCCTGCGGCAGCGCCAGCCGCTAAAGCGGGTAGTGTAGCTACAAGCAATTCATATTGTTTGGGGGCGATGACATTAAAGAATTTTCTTTTCCTCTCTTCAAAAGCTTGCATACTTTCAAGGTTTTTAGCTTGAGTTTTTTTCTGATCCTCAGAAAGACCTTCCATGCTCAAAATGCCTTGTGCTACAATACCTAAAGCTCTAACTTGAGCAGACCCGAATTGATTAGCTATTGCAGTTCGAGTGATGGCATCGTCACCCATCATGGATTGCAATCTTTCATTTGCATTCACAATCATTTGAAGGTGCCTATCTTGATCAAATCCATTAGTTCGAATATCATCAAAGAACCCTCTCAAGCCAAGCTGCTCTTGTTGCACTAGGTTTAAGGCATCCTGCATACCTATCAGTGTATTGATGGCTTGAGTGGCTCCTGGAGCACCTGCTAACCCGCCCTGTAGTGTTGTGCCAAGCTCTGCAAGACCTTGAACCGCTGTCTCTCCGTATAGAGAGGCTTCGAATAACGCTCCCTGAAATTGATTCAAGGCATTGATTAACTCACCTGTACTAACGCCGGTCTCTTTAGAGGTGTCTAAAATTGTCTTAGAAAGACTGGCTGTAGATTCTATGGAATTACCCGTTAAGAGTCTAAGAGCACCCATCGCACGAGACAGTCCGTTGGTATCCTGTCCTGTGATAATCAATTCGTCAGCAAGATTAATGGTCTCATCAGATAATCGCCTAAGACCCATCCCAAAGGATGTAATCATAAACTTCTGAAGAGAAACATTGGAGGATTGAAGTTTATCTAGAGCGAGGGTGTTCGCTTGTTGAAATTTGTTTGCTGTGGTTCCTAACTGTAACGCTTTAACTTGATTGGATTCAGTTTGCCTGAATACATCAGCAAGCATATCTATGGGGTTAAAGAAGTTAGTAAGCTTTGACTGATAGACATTAAAAGATCTATTCATGCCCTGAAGAGCCTGTACATTTTTATTCAAAGCATCAATTAAGGCTTGATTTCTAGGGGTACTAACCATTATTATCCACCTCTATCCTGAGGACACTTTTACCCGAAATCTCTGATATTTTAAAAGTTTTAAATTTGTCCATAATGGGAACACCGCCTACATCTCCATTGAAGGCATACTTAAATTTAGAGACCATGGGTTCTAATTCTTCGTTGTATAGTTTATCTACTACATCAGCAAATTCGTCTTCATTTATCAGTTCTGCGTCTACGAAGTTTAAGATCTGATTTAGTCTAGTAGATATTCTGAGACCACTGTCTCCTGGCGTGCTATTTGAAGACATTATGAAGCCTATTCTCTGGAGGGGTGTTTTTCTCTGAGTCACCTCATTCGTTCTTGGGTACGACACCACAACGATATCCCCGGCTCCAACACCCAAATATGAAGTGCTTACTAATCTCACTTGCTCATATTGGCTCTGCAATCTGGCTAGGGCTCCCTGTAGTGTAACCATGTAATTTGTTAGTATTTTTAGAGATTCTTATGATTATTCATGAGGGTTGTCTCTATAACTATTTATTACTATGAATACATTAGAAGAAGACTTAGTCGAGATAATTGATTTACTGAATTTTACTTTCTCCAGTGATTTTACCGATAAATGGTCCTTTAAATACGGTAAAAGACTTCCTAGCCTGTTTCAAATCAAACTACTGAAGTCCTTAGATACTAGAAAACCTTTGAAGCTTAAAATTGTTCAAAAGTTCCTAACTGTTGATTCTGGATTTAATAAGGAAGTTGTAGAAAGTTTCCTGGAGGATATTGACTACGAGATCTACAGACCTATAATCTCAGGATCACTAAGAGCAATCAGCTATGAATAAAGAATTAGAACAACAAATTGAAAACGCCGTTGACCGTGCCATGTTCAAGAACAAGAATAATGGCATCTCCATGGGATATTCGTCACCCCTTAAGGGGACTATCGACATTCTTCTTCTTGTCTTCTGGTTTTACGTTGTTACTAGCTTTCTTTAATTCCTTCTGCTCGTCAATACGCTTGCAGACATGCTCATCTGAGTGAAATTTAGGGCAAGCCTCCTTATACTCACACCAGTCACAGAAAATGTTTTCTTGAGCCCAGAACTCATCCTTCTTCTTCTTACGAATTCTCCAGACCTTCTCGATCTGTAGCTTCTTCCATCGATCAACCTGAAACTTGGAGAACTTAACAGTTACGAAGTTCCCTGTGACAGGATAGTAATGAGCACAGTATATCTTATTGTAAGGAACTCCATGTGTCTCATGGATAGCGTAGGCATATCCTTTCAACTGATTGTCGTCCATCAAGGTTTTCTTTTTCTTCTCTCGCTTGGATGTCTTGTAGTCAATAACCAGATATCCGCCATCTGAACCCTTGATCACTCGGTCAATAACCCCTATGAAGTTAATCTCATGCTTCTTATCCAAAGGGATATTGAAAGTCTGTTCAGTGGATACCGTCTCTCCCAGCTTTTGATTCCACATCAGGAAGTTCTCCAGGCAACATTTCATCCGGTCGTTTTCATGGAACGGAACCTTATACACTGGGCGCTCTTGTTCAGCAATTTTAAGTAAAGACTTTAAATCTTTCTCTTTGTATCCAACCTCAAATATCTTGTGAATAAAGGATCCGAAGTTCAAAGCATCCTCATTCTTCGCGCCGAATCCCGGCAGTCGCAAGATGTATCTCAGTCTGTATTTCCACAGGCACTGGTCTATTATGTCACTCTTAGAGGCACTAATACTATTTATAAACATGATGGACGATTCCTATATTAGAAAGTACTGTCTGGATAAGTTCTCCTCTAATTATAGGCTTGAGAGCGACGGAAGACAGATGGTAGTTCCATCTATCTTTATTAATAATGACTATAAGCGTCACATGTCCATCAATGTCGAGAATGGCTTATGGAGATGCTTTAAGACTGGTGAGACTGGAAACTTCATCAAGCTATATGTTCTGATGGAAAAGTGTTCTTATGCAGAGGCAAAGGTCAATCTTGCCTTTGAGCAATTCAACGAGAATGACAAGATTCGCAAGCCCATCAGGTTTGATACCAACAAGATCCAATCTAACATCGAAGACGCAAAGGACTTTGAGTTCGTTGAAGATCATCCCTTTGCTGTGAACAGAATGGTTCCTAACGCCAAGTTTATGCTAGCAAAATCTGGCCCTTACAAGGGTAGGCTGATCATTCCTTTCATCAATCGAAAGGGTCGATTGTTCTACTTTCAAGCTCGGGCTCTAGGTGATGAAATGCCTAAGTATTTGAACTGTAAGGATCTCAAAAGTTCGCAAGTCTTATACCCTTACGAATATAGCTCGTATGAGCCTCTGTACGTCACTGAGGGAGTCTTTGATTGCCTAAGCCTACAAGCGGTAGGGTTAAATTCTACAACCACCCTAAGCTGCTATACGAGTCGTGAGCAGATGCTTCAACTGAGCCAATACCAAGGCCCTCTTGTATGTGCATTTGATAGTGACGAAGCTGGCCAGAAAGGTAGAGATAAATTCCTGCAACTTAGCAACTGGGTTTGCAGGGACAATGTCCAAACCGTTACTCCTCCTGATTGTTTCAAAGACTGGAATGAGGTCTTGATAAAGAAGGGTCCTGACTACCTGAAGCAGACTGCTGAGAAGACAATGCCCCTCAACAGCCTAGAATGCCTCCTAGGTTCACCTAATAATGAATCCTAGATCATCTGACACGATGGTCTGATTCAACGCGGTAAACTTAAGTCTGACAGCGTATGTTCCTGTGAGCGATCCTAAGTTGCCAGCAACGACTTCTGCGTGAGTCTTCAAGGCATCAGTGTCAAAAGTAAAGATCGCAGTGTTTTCAGATGTCACATCCATGAAACCGGAGGTGTCCGTGTATCCCGAGACGGTAACTCTAGACGGTAAGTTCCTGTCAGTATTCTTCTTCACTATTTCAATCATGGGATCCATGACAAGGGATTCCTTGAACAAGTTTACTATACTTCTGTCAACATTAGCGTTTTCTAAAGTGAACTCATTAACAAACTTGAGATCTACCTTAGACCCTAGTACCAAGTGATTGTTCTCTAGGCGAGTATTTACTCTGAAAAGAAGAGGCTCAGTAATTCCAAAGAATCGATCCTCTGTTAATGTGAAATCATTGATTATGGTATCAAGATCAGAGCCATTAACTCTTTGAACTGTCCAAACATCAATGTACTTTCCAGTGGAGGAAACTCTGTTATCTATGCCTGTTTGGCCCGAAAGATTAAATATACCACTAGGTAATGTAGTATTGTCTAAAAGAACACAAGCAAACTTCCCATTATCCAACTTGTATACACTAGAGGAATTAAAGTTAGCGTTGTAGTTGCTGGCATCATACAAGCTGTTATCAGCGACGACGCCTGGAGCGGAGAAATGCATCAAGACACTGCCAGTTACAGCAGGGTCAATCTCTCCATCAGCAGTTACCACCGAGCTTGGTGACTGGTTGTCCGAGGCAGCAAATATCGAAACCCCGCTGATAGCATGGGGGTCCTGATACTGACCATCATTTACAAAATAAAGGATTAACGCCGTAGGCCCTAAGACCGTGGGCCTCTCATGGCGAGTATCTACTTTTTTATCATTAATTCTCATTACTTTGAAGCCTCATTTTTCATCTGGTTCATTTCTTCGACATACATATTTAGAAAGGCCATCCTCTCGTTTGAAGTCATCTTTTTTACATCTGAATAAGAAAACCCAGTCTTGCTTACTAATATGTAGGCTTGACGCATCAACTCCTCAAAGGATAAAGAGTCTATTAGGTCACCGAAAAAAAACCTGCATCCAGAGGTATTTCCATCATCGTATTGTGACCGCAAGAGGGGCACTCAAATAGGAATCTAGGATCTAAACCAAACTCACCCTTGGTCACCTCATTAGCTATCGTCTTAACGTCAGCAATTTGCATTCTTTTAATGGCTTTTGAGATGAATACAGAGTTGGTCTCCCCGTTTAGAGATAATACAAATCTGTATAAATTCTTGGCCAAACTTTCAGCATCCGCGTGAAATCCCTCCTCATGATTTCTAGGGAATCTTACTACAGCTTCGACACCTAACTGAGGTAAGGTTACCATACGAGGGTCCTCAAAGTCATCGGACACGTAGTTGACATTAAGGTCATTAGCGATGTCAATCTCTGTCTTGATCTGAGCAGCACAAGCAGGACAGGCCAAATCAAACTTATAGATCGCACCATATGACGCCTCTCTTACCTTCATGAGAAGAAAAAGTTTATCGATTTGTAAAAGCTCAGATATTTCAATGCCTTTAACGCATTTTTCAAGAATTAGATTAATAACATCATTCCCCTTTCCTCTTGAATTAATGATTTTTGTCTCTTCTTCAAAGGTCAAAGGCGTTACCACAACTTCTTTTACGTTAGTGTAGAATTTGCTTTTAGAGGGTAGATCGACGATAAGAGATTGAGGAGACTCCACTCCTGCAAACATTTTATCTAATAACTCATCATATTGATTTGAGTTCGTAGGTTGTACTTGTTTAAGTTTACTCATGAAGATTGTAATGTTTTTTGATAAACTATTATAGTATATGAAAATAATATTAGGGAATTTAACGTCGAAGCTGGAGACGGATAATCCCAAGATAATAGGGGCTTTAAAAGAAAAGTATTCATTCCCAGTCCCAGGCCATGAATACTCACCGGCCTATAAAAAAAGACGATGGGACGGTAAGAAGAGATACTTCGCAACTAGTGGTAAGTTTAGGACAGGACTTCTTACTCGTATTTTAAAAGATCTAACTAATATCGGAGTAACTGATATCGAATGGGAAAATAAGCTCGAATCAGAACCCTTTTTCATACCTGAAGCCGGAAACTTCAAGTATCGAGAATATCAAGAAAAGGCTATCGATCAGTGTCTCAAAAGAAGAAGGGCGATTATTGATAGTCCAACAGGCTCAGGTAAAACTCTAATCATGGCAGGATGCATAGCTGCACTTCAATGGGGAGACAATCCAAAAGTGGTTGTTCTTTTCAGAGAGAAAGGAATTTTAAATCAAACTTATGAATTTTTTAAGAGGTGCGGTATAAAGAATCTGGGTTATAACTCAGGAGAGGGCTATCTTCCCGGTCAGGTAATGCTTTCAACAGTTCAAAGTATTGAGCGTATTGTTGATACACACCTACAAGATACTGAGGTATTGATGGTTGACGAAGCACACCAGTTCTGCAAGGGCGAGACAACCATAGCAGCTATCGAAAGCTTCCCTAATGCTTCCTACAGGCTCGCATTCACTGCCACACCTCCAAGAGATAATGCAAAGGATATTAACGCCAGGATGGTATTAGAGGGAGCTTTTGGACCTGTATACACGACTCGGACAGCAGAGGATCTAATCAAAGATGGTGCTCTTGCAAAGCCCATAATTCAAGTTGTAGATAACACTCCTACATCATCTGTTGATAATGACTTAACTTACCTTGATATTTATGATCAATACGTGGTAAACTGTGATATCCGTAATGATAAAATTAAGGATATTGTATCAAAAGTATATCAATCTAATACTAATGCTAAGATCTTAATTCTTGTAAAAAACTTGCAGCACATTGAGAACTTACAAGAAAGAATTAGTAACTGCTATACTATCGAAGGAAAAGATGATATTGATAGTAGATATGATATTATAACCAAGTTCGTAAAAGATGATAAGGCTGCTACGATAATTGGCACTAACGTTATGCAAACTGGTATTAGCATTGATGAGATTACACACATGATTAATGCTAGAGGGTTATCAGGCGAGGTCCCAACGTTGCAGGGTTTGGGTAGAGGTATCCGTAAAGCAGACGGTAAAGATACTATGTATTTCTACGATTTCTATGATCGAATTCCTTACCTAGAGAATCACTCAAAACAAAGAATACAACACTATAAAAGACTAAAGTTCGAGGTACACAATGTCCGATTCTGAAATTATTACAAAAGAAGCGCAGATCGATACAATCAACAAGATTACTAAAGATCAGCAGAACATGCTTGATGCCTGCACAGATATCCTAAAAGGCATCAAGGATGATGAAAAGATTACAGAAACAACTGTGAGGAACTTGACGAGTGTTTTGCGAGAGTTAGATTCTCTTCGTGAACTGTTTTACACCCGCTTGTTCAATTCCCTTAAGCGTGGTGATATGCTTCTAGGTTAGGCCGGATCAGGCATTAGAGTAACTCTAAACTGATCCACGGTGACTGTTTGCGCCGAATTAGCTTGTTGAGCCTCAAGAGATAAAGCTAATGCAGTGCTCTCATCAGCGGTAACACCATCATTTGTGATTTGACCGACGCGGTGTGTACCTGCCCAACTACCTTTACCAGCCGCCGAGCTTGAGCCTGTCGATTGTGTAAAATTAGCGGTTACTAACTGCTTATCAGTTGCCGTTTTTGATATCTGAATATGCATATTATACACAGTAAAATCTGAGAAGGTGCCCTGAGATATATTGGAATTAAGTATATTGGTCCCAGCTATTTTAAAATTCCATCTTAGGTTTGAACCCTGTGCAAACTGACGGCCTCTAATCCTAATATCAATATCACCCAATGCGAGGTAGTTAGCAGGTAGAGTAAAAGATACAAGCTCTGCAAGGCTAGTAGAGTTAGACGATGCTACCGGGGCTCCAACTTGCCTATGAAGAACTTGAGGGACACCAACACTAGTGCCACTTCCATTTTCTATAAAACTTTTAACATTACTGTTTAGGGATGTAGCTACAGGGCCAGATGTTCCACCATCATTTAAATCAGCAGAAAAGTATATAAAATTATCACCTGCTGTAATAGCTTGATCGGGTTGTTGTATCAACTCAATACCAAACTCACTTCCTACGAACTTTGTAGACGACGCATCTGTACCTGAGAATGCTAACAGCTTGTTAGTGTTAGCATCTCCCTTTCCGGTAGTTCCAGGAGGAGTGGTAATTACGTTGCTTGTTTCAAGAACAAGCTCCGCGCCTTCAAGTTTTGCTCCCGGCGATATTAAACCAAATCCTCCAACGATAGTTTTAGGTGCCCAATTATTACCGTCATAGGCAAGGACCTGTCCATCCGTGGGGGTGGTAGTAAGAACCTTGCCTACATTGGATAAGTCAGCGTTACTATTAATAAAGGCTCGACCATCGGCAGTAGTGAAAGCAGCAGAAGCAAACAACGTAGAGGAGAAACTTGCGGCTTCTGTTTTAGTTAGACCATCGTTATTGGTTAGCTGATTACCAAAATTTGAAAAGGTAACAATACTATTGCCTGTTAGGAAGTCTGAAACTGAGGTAGTGGTCGTATTGTTACCGGAATCACCGAGGACCAGAAGTTCACCTTCAGCACCCGTGGAAGGCTTTTGAAGGGCAGTGGCTAGCAGCGCCCCTGTAGTCGCTAAAGCAGTTTGCGTATTGAATAGAGATAGACCTGTGGCAGCTAAATTGGTATTTGTGGTTGCTAAAGCTGCCCCTGTAGTCGCTAAAGCCGCTCCCGTAGCAGCTAAAGCAGTTTGTGTATTGATTAGAGATAGACCCGTAGCAGCTAGATCAGTTTGTGTATTGATTAAAGATAGTCCTGTAGCAGCTAAATCAGTTTGTGTATTGATTAAAGATAGTCCTGTAGCAGCTAAATCAGTTTGCGTGTTGATTAGAGATAGGCCTGTAGCAGCTAAATCAGTTTGTGTATTGATTAGAGATAGTCCTGTAGCAGCTAGATCAGTTTGTGTATTGATTAAAGCTGCTCCCGTAGCAGCTAAAGCAGTTTGTGTGTTGATTAAAGCTGCCCCTGTAGTCGCTAAAGCAGTTTGCGTGTTGATTAAAGCCGCTCCCGTAGTCGCTAAAGCAGTTTGTGTATTGATTAAAGATAGACCTGTAGCAGCTAGATTAGAGTTCGTAGCATAGGAAGCTAGCTCGTCTGCTACGTAACCAGTAGTAGCGAGATTTAATGGAGTTACAGTTGGATCTATGGGTGTTAAGCTCGTACCGTCCGCAGCATAGTATAAAATATCACCTGTGGATCCAGTGGGAAAACTAGCACCTCCACCACCTCCTGTATTGGTTATGGTTACCTCTCCTAATCCATTAGTTGGTGATATCGAAATATTGGTCCCAGCAACTATCTTTGTTACGCCTGGATCGGTATTGGTTAAGGTTGAAGGCGCATACAAGAAAGTACCATCCCCAACGGCAGAGAAAGCTAAGACTTGATTTTGAGTAGGTATGTGATTAGTAGCTACATCAGCTAAATCAGTGCTGCTGACTAAAAACTCTGCAAGTCCAGAAGGATTGTCGTTACTGTCATAGCTAAGAGCTAAAGGAAGTCTGTTTTTAATGGTCACGAACTACCTCCTATTAGCTCTTGTATTGCTCTGGATCTTTCTCTTTGTCTTTGTCCTTACCATTTAGATCTTTTAATAGATCTTCAATGCTTGAAAGCACGCTTGTCAGATCATCCTGATCCATTTCTTCAGGTTCATCCTCTTCGCTTTCATCCTCCTCATTCTCATCGTCTTGAGGGTCTTCATCTTTAGCTTCTGCTTCTTCTGCTTCAGCTTCATCCTTTACCTCTTTTGCGATATCATCAGCGTCCTTTTTCTTATCCTTCATAGGGACTTCAGAATCGCTGTCCATATCGTCGGGAGCGCCTAAAGGATCCTCACCATCTTCTTTTTCAGAGGATTCGCCATCCTCCGTGCCTTCTTCGTGATCCTCGATTTCCTCAGCAGCTTTTTCGACGGCTGGAACGAGCATCTTAAGAACTTTCCCAATTTTGCCCAAGTCATCACCAACTTTACTGAAGTCCATGTAATCCATTAATTGAGCTTCGTTTAAAGCTTCTGTATACCCAGCTTTGTTGAAAATCTCATTAATGAAATCAGAGAGGTCAATAGACTCAGCACCATTCTTTGTATTAAGAATCTCAATAAACTCTACAAGCGTCTTTTGAATGACTGAGTCAGCAGGAGCCTCTTTAGCGATTTCGCTAAGAATTTCAGACTCGGTCATAAGCAGCGTTTGAAAGCTCGGAACCTCATCAAGTTTACGAACATCAATCCCATACTTTTCATTAAGAACTTCAAGGACATAAGCCTTGACAGGCTTCTTCATTTCAAATATTTTGCTTGAAAAAGAATTTATATCCTTGGCCTTAGCGTCCACCTCATTCATCGAAAGTGAGTTCTTAATTATACTCGACAACTGCTTTTTATTCGATAACGCAAAGTAAGGAACGTCCGAGACAACTTGAGCAACTTGATGCCTTATGTTGTCCTCATCACTCTCATAAATCATCGCAGCAAGATCTTGAATTGAGTTGTTGTCAACCCAAATCTTATCAAAACTCTGACGAGCTTCTAAGAGTTCTTTTTGAATCAATTCCTTTCTGCAAAGGTGCTCATATAGGCTCTGCTTTCCAATTGTTTTTACCTCAAAGCTCTTGCTTTCAGCAATCTGCTCAACACTCATCTTAGGAAGATCAAAAGACGTAGAGACCAGAGTAGAAAGTTTAACGCCATTTCTAATACTAGCCGACTCCTTAATAAAATTCTTATCAGCTAGGAATTCAACTAACTGGTCCTTAATTTCATTAACTCGTTGGAACTCAGGAGAACTAACAATTCTACCTTGCTCACCAAATCGCTCAACCTTCTCTTCAAGTCTCTTTTTAATTCTCTCGTAAGACAGTTGCGTCTCATACATGGATAAGATACGATCAAAAGAATCATCAGCCTTGTTGTAGTCACTTTCCATTAAGTTTGAAAGCATAAGAGATACTTTCTTGACCGTAGCATCCTCAAAAGACTTTCTATCTTCTAGCACTGAGGCATCCTCTACAACGACCTTAGTAAGTTTAAGAGTGGGGCTGAAGGTGTATTTACCACTTATTACAGAACCACTTTCGGTTAAATAAGTAGCTTTACCATCTTCAACGTTGAAAAGTTCTACGTTTTCTCTGAGAGTGCGAGCTAAGTAGTCACCAATCTTAACAAGATTACTGAACTCTTTTCCTCTATTTTCAATAAGGTTAGTTAACATAGCATATAATTGTTATCAAAATTATTTAGATGTCGTTAGTTGGTCTTATTTATTAAAATGATTTCCTTTCGACATATCTTCCAATAGCTTGAGTAATTCGTCGTCACAATCAGCCTCAATAGCTAGAGATTTCATATTTTCAATATTGATAGATTCGGGCTGAGGCTCTGGACCTGGAGGAGGAGATTCTCCTTCTGGGGGTGGTAGTGCTCCACCGGGAGGAGGAGGAGGAGCACCCGGCGCCTGTGCCATAGCCCCAAAGACTGGGTCTTTTTGATCTCTTTCAAGACCTTCCTTCATATTCTCAATTTCATTGTCCGAAAGCTGATAGTAGTCTTTGTAGATCTTTTCCATCGGGAAAATCCCCAAACCTTTGACAGCTTGGACAACTCTAGCCTTTTGCTCATCAGTGTCTAGCTGTCTTTTTAGAGCCATGTCAGATGGGGCAGGGAGCTTGATTCTCAGTTCATTAATGAGAGTGTTCGGGAAGCCGCGAAGCATTAAGTGCCTCTTTGCTAAAGTTTCTAACCCAAGCTCAATCGACTTTTGAATTCTTGTAATAACTCTGGCGAATTTAACATCTAGTTGAGCTAAGTTAGCTTTTCTCTCAGGAGTATTATCCTTCTCAACAATGTAGTCTTTTGGAATCTTCATCGCTGCAAGGAGCTTATCTCTGAAGTATTTAACGTCATCCACCTCGCCAAGATTGTCAGCGCCAGGGAGTGTATCAATTTTCGTGCCAGACCCTCTACCATTTACAGCAATGTAGAAATCTTCATCGGCAGCAAGAGCGTTGTAGTTCTCTTCAATATTGCCTGTTTGACGGTTATAGCTTTTGTTCTTTTTGAATTTATCCATCTGCTTCTTAATATGCATTTCAGCCTTAGAAGCAGGCAGCGAGCCGGTGTCAATGTAGAAGATACGACGCTCAGGAGCACGAACAAGACGATAGATAAGCATCGCATCTTCCATCATCTTCAGGCTCTTGTAGGTAACTCTTGCAGCAGCAGCAACCGATTTGCCGTAAGGGTAGTGTGTTGGGTCAGAGGTATGTAACCTAAAGTGAACAATTTGACCAGGGTCCAGAGAAATCATTCTAGAATCATCTAAAACAGGACCGATCGACCCATAGCTTGAGTAATCACTCCTCCTAGGAATTTCTTGTAAGAATCTTTTCAAGTAACCAAACTCGTCTTCGACTCTGAAAATAAAGCTAGGGTTTAGAATTTTAATTCTTTGAATGCCTTTCTTAGCCGCATTAAGATCAATGATGGTTTCAATAAACATGTCCCCATACTTAACAACGTTTCTAGAGATGTCCCAAAGATAGCGAGTCATGTTGACCTGATCAAACATGTTTCGGACTTCGCTTTTTACCATCTCATCATCGGTTACAATATCCCAAGGGGTTCCATCAATATTTTCCTGAGTGCAATCATCACTGTAAATATCAAAGGCAGAGGAGATCTCGGGATAGCCATCCATATCCTCGTATTCTTTGTACCTCTTCTTCCTGTCATTTTCTAGCTGAGGGAGGATGGGGTATGAACTTTTCTCGTAACCAAATGTCGCGGGTATTTTAACTATTTGATTAGATTGAACCGCATCACCCTGTAAGGGTTTGGAGGGAGCGACTTGTTTCCTAGTTATAGGGTTTATGTATCGCTGATCCTCAAAGTCTTCTACTTCTCGGGAGAAGAACTTCTTGAAAAACCTACCTACAAGCCCAAACGGTTTATTGTAAGGAGCCTGTGGGTTGTCGAACTGAGTGTAGCCTTCTGCTCCCTCTCTTACTTTCCTATCAGCCATTTAATGTTCTCTTCTGTAAGTTCATCTGTAGATGTCTTCACCTTATATGTATAAGCGTTCTGTATGGCTGGGGGGATATAAGTGCCATCTTCTGTCTTTTCTATGAATGCATTACCTCTTAAGTTATTAAAAACTTTGATAGCAGTGGCAAAAGACATAATTAAATCATCATGACAGTTACTATCTGGCTTAACCTTGCCCGTTTCAGGGTCAATAATGAATGTTAAAAGCTCCCCAATCAGCCTCTCAGAGTTAATTAAAACTTTACCTGATCGGATATTGTGCTCAAGATCGGCTAATAAATTCTCTTTATTCTTCTGAGTAATCATAATTCCGATCTCTCGTTTGTCATCCATCACCAAGTTTTCATACTCCAACTCTTCCTGTAGGAAGTAGATTAGATTGTTCCCGATGCCATTCCTTTCAGGACACACAAAAGCGGTATTGTATAACCTAGCCTCGTCTGCTATAATCTTGGCGAATTCGTTTATAGGCGTCCTGTTGGAATAGAACTCTGCTACCTGCTTACCATTATAGATGTCAATAATATGGAAGGCTGAGTAATCCCTCTCACGGCCAATTGAGGGGTCGGCTGCTAACACATATTCGTGATTTGGTTGTGGATCCTCCCAAACACGCATTTTATTATTGTATTTGATCCAGTAGTCCTTATTACAGTTTTCTTTAAGGTTACGTAAGATTTCACCTTCAATGTAGGTTTCACCTGTCCCTAAGAAACTAGCTTCATACTCTTGCAACCATTCTTTGTAGCTGTGCTTACGTCTAGTTTGTTCTTCCCACTTGTCAACATTGATTGGAGGACTGCAAGCTTCCATTTGCTCGTATAGCCATTCAAACCCTTTGTGTCTCTTATACTCAGGATGCTCCTTCCAGGTAATATCAATCGGGTGGAAGCCATTGTCACCCTCTGTTGCTTGAGTATACATCTTGTGGAACCAGTTACCAATACCGTTAACCGTAGAGAGACACACTACACGGCCTCCTGTGGACGTTGTAGGCCCCACAGCAGCCCAAATAGTATCAATGTGCTCAATGAATGCCGCCTCATCTAATATGAGCAGAGAAGCCGATATAGAGCGTCCTGACTGTTTTCCTGATGCCTTAGATTGAATAGATGATCCATTTTCAAAAGAAAGAGTGTGATCGTTATCTCTAGTAGTTTTAGGCTTCATCCAGAAAGGAAGCTCCTCATACATGATTTTAATTCTGGAGATAACTTCTTTAGCTTCAGCGTCACCCTTGGATAGGATAGCAACTCTCTTGTTTGTACCAAAGATGCAAAAGTGCAAAGCATACGCGGCCATTAGCGTGGTACATCCAGCCTGCCTAAACTTTCGTAGAATTGTAAGTCGATAATCTTGAAACTCGTCTAAAATGCGAGACTGGAAGGGGTAAAGTTTAAAGTTAACCATCCCCCTCATAGGGTGTACAACTTTGATGTAGTTGTTTGTAAAATATTCGCAATTGCGAGAACATTTCTTAAATTCCTCTGCAATCTCTTCTAGATTTTCGCTATTATTATTCATAATGATTTATTTCTCTGTATGCAGTAGAGAAGGGAAACAACCTAATTCTTTAGGTAAATTAATTGACTACTGTAAAGACAATGAAGCTTTAGAAATTAAAGTCTGTTACAATGCCACATCTATTTATGAGGGACATAAAGAGAATATCAAATTCTTTAAATATGCACCCATGGAGGATGGAGATATTATAGTTCTTTGTCATGACGACTTAGAAATTCTATCTAAGCCAAAGGATCTAATAAACAACCTAAGAGTCACCAGAAAGCCTAATGTAGGATTCGTAGGGCTCGCAGGGTCTTGTCGAATACCGCCAGATGGTGGTTGGTGGGTTGCTAGAAATACTGGAGATGCAAGAGGTTTTGTGTTTCAGGGCGACAATCATCAGAGAATGAACCCTAACTATTTTGGTAAGAGTGGTCAAGTGGTTGTGCTCGATGGGTGTTTGCTTGCAATCACTTATGGAAACCTTAGAAAGATTGGGTTAGATCAACCAGATTACTTAGAAACAGGGTGGGACTTTTACGACATACACTTAACATACAAAGCTCATTTAGAAGGATTATCAAATTATGTCGTACCAATCATTGCAATGCATGAGTCTCCTGGCATAATGAGAGATGGGTGGTTTGCAGCCAGAGAAAAATTTATGAGACATCATGCAGCAACTGTAAGCTACGCAAAACTTCCTACAGATAAAACACATGGATTACCTAACTAGTACTTTAATTTGGATTCTCGGAACATTTGGGATGGCGACTATCATCGTCAATTCTCAAATTATGCTGCCCCTGAGAAACTTTCTTACCTTCTCCAAGATGGTTAAAGACGATGAAGGCAACTACACAGAAGTTGTTGAGAGAAAGTTTAAGCTTTTCGGAAAGCTTGTAAACTGTATCCTATGTATGGGGTTCTGGAGTGGAGTTTTTTGGGGATCAATGTATTGGCATCCTTTCTCTAAATGCAATTCTTACATCATACTAGATTACCTCTTTGCAGGCTGCTTTGGGGCAGCTACAACTTGGATCATCTATCTGATGATTTACCCTAGGATGCAAGGCAAGTGAAGATAGTCAACAACCAGATGCACAGTTAGTGACAGGTCTGATACCAAATTTTATTTTTAATAACATTAGAATAGATTAACAGGGGTAACTTGATTTTTAAGTCTAGGTCTTTCAAAGGCACCACAATCAGCAGTTCCTAGTCTGGTTGAGTTTGAAAGATCCTCTGAGGTTGATGTGATACCCGATACAGGCCCACTAACCACATAATCCAAAGCAAGATTATTAGGGTGATCAACGAGTGCGAAATTTTGAGAGCAGACAGTGTAATCTCCTAGGAAAGAAACCTCACCCGCTCCTGGATCTGACCCATCTGTGTTAAAAGTGACTTCAGGACTGTGGTTAATAATTGTACCAAAAACATTACCATGATTACCCGTACCACGCTCAGTAATATCATCAATGCTTGAGCAATCTATGAAATCGGGACAGAACGCTAATCGAGAAGCCCCAGGGTGGGTATTGTAAATATTACCAATGGAAAAGAATGTGCTTGAAGTATCTGTTTGGTTAAGGTTAACTCTAACATGATGCCATGTGCTTCCTGAGACATTAAGATTAATTGCCCTGTTGGATCCACCACTACCTAGCAACCAATCTTTACTGTCGTCTCTTTGATTCTCTAGCACTGTGTTGGCAATGTTAAAAGTTATTGTACCATCCATCTGGAAAATCTGAATCCAAACACCTGTGGTTCTTTTAGTCCATATTGTTCTAGTTAAATTTATTGTATTAACCCTAGGTGTCGAAGAGGTTTTCGCAGCAATTTGCCAGGGAGAAACAGTATCAGTGCCTGAGCAGACACAGTCTATAACCTCAAGCGTAGTATTGCTGTCTCTCTTAAATTCATGTGTGCCATCTAATGAGAGAATGGCACCCGTATCTAATTTACCATCCTGAGGTGTCTGAGCCTTATACCTAACAGTAAGATCACCGCTTTCGTCCCAAGTTCTTTGTGTAGTAGTAAAGCTATGAACGCCATCTAAAAGAACACACTCTTCCACATCCCCATCGATGTGAGACTGATCTTTACGACT